CTGGAGGTAATTTACAGGCAGATCAAAATTTAAATGTTAATGGTGTTACAACATTAACTTCTGTAACAGCTTCAGGTACTTTAGGTGTTACTGGAAATGCAACATTTGGAAATGTAGATATTCAAAACACATTAACTGTTGCGAATCCTGTTACACTTGGCTCAGAGATTATTACGCCAGAATTGCAGGTTGATAAAATACTTATTGAAATTCCAGGCAATATAATAAAAGTAAAAAACCCAGGGGTTGCTGACCAATTAGAAATTATAGGTGAAAGTGGTGTTGATATTGTAAGCGAAGATGGACTAACATTAGAAGTTTCAGATGTTTTTGAGTTTAGGGGCTCGGCAGGAATAAGTGTTTTTAATGGAAACGTATTAAATGCTTTCCTAGATGTTAGTCAGATAACAACATCAAGAAATTTTCAGTTTCCTGATAACAATGGAACTATAGCACTACTAAGTGATATCACACCAACAACTGGGCCTTCAGAATGGGTAGGTCAGATAAGTCAGAACGGTACTTCTGCTCCAGTGATTGCAACCTTACAAACATCTACATTATTTGTAGGAGACCGAGTAACCACTCCTACCGCATTTAGGGATATAACATTTTCTAGAAATGCAGTGGGAACTTATAGGCTTAAAGTAAGTTATACCCCTGCAACCGTACCTACAAATAGAAACAAACTAGCGTTGCAGTTTGGAGATAGCGTAGCTAGGGTCTATAGTTTTACATTAGGAAGTCAAACTATAGGAGGAGTATTACAAGAGTATAAAGAGTTTTTATTTAGAACATATACTCCAGAAGGAGTATTAGCAGATGGACAGTTGGATGGAATCGATGGAGGCTTTACAAGCGTTACGCTTTATCCATAAATAGCAGTCTAACATTACAAAGTACCTCTGTTTATTCGGGGGTATTTTTTTTTACTTATATTTGTTGTAAATTAAATTAAATTAAATGAATGATATTAGAAAGATAGCTGTAGGCCCTGATTACAAAAACGGAGCTATGCACTACGTTGTCGGGCAGGAAGTTTTAAAAGGAACCTACGTAATACATCTTATAAAGTATGTTCACTCTGAGGATTCTTTTAAGATATGGATTGAGTCTACACATAAAAAAGAGGTGATGATTTGGAAGCAGTTTGTTAGTATGCCTGTGTCTATCGAGTATAATATAAACTTCTAATGAGATCACCATACCTGTTTATTGCAAAGCCTCTGGATAACAAGAGGTACAACAATACTAAAAAAATAGCAGACGTTGACTTTATAACAAGCACGTCTGAAGAAAACCATATGGCATCCAATAGGATGGCAGCAGTTATATCTACACCAATTACATATAATGGTCCTATAAAAAAAGGTGATATCCTTTTAGTACACCATAACGTTTTTAAGTTTTATAATGACATGCAGGGTAGGCGTAAGAGTGGTAGAAGTTTTTTTATGGAAGACATGTTTTTTATAGAGCCCGACCAGTTTTATTTGTATCACAACGGAACTAAGTGGAACACACATAACCGATATTGTTTTATAAAGCCCTTACCTCCAGAGGATTACTATATGTATAAAGGCGTAAAAGAAGAGCCCCTTGTTGGTGAGGTAAAGTATAGTAATGACTACCTTGAATCTCAAGGAATTTATACAGGAGACAAGGTTACATTCAAACCTGAAAGTGAATACGAGTTTGAGGTTGACGGAGAAAAGTTATATAGAATGTTTGACCATCAAATAACAATTAAATTATGAGTGACGCTCCCAAAAGAAAAAAAAGACCAAGAATTAAATACAATCCAAATGGCACTAGACCCAAAAACTTTAAAGAAGAATATTATTCAGGCAGGGATGAGAGCCGTAGAGCAGCTAATAAAAGTAGCTAAGGAGGACATTATAAAGTACGGTGAGAACGAGGATGAGCTTGCCGCAGACAGGTTAAAGAACGCTGCAGCAACAAAGAAACTAGCAATATTCGATGCGTTTGATATACTGACTAGGATAGAAAATGAAAAAAATTTAATGGAAATCGAAGAGCGAGGACCAAGTAAACTAGATACAAAACAAGGATTTGCAGAACGAAGGTCTTCATAGTTTATATACAGTTCTAGACGACTACATACCGAAAGGAATAGTCAAAAAAAAGAACAGAAATAAGTCGTGGCTTTATGGCTATGACGAGAAGTATGATGTTGTTATTATATCTAAGACTGGTGAAGTGGGAGATGTTTATGACATAAACGGACTCCGTATAGCCTTACCTAAAAAGCCAGACATCCTGGATAAAAAGGAAAACAAGTGGAACAGGAGTGGTATACCTAGCCAGTTGTCTAAAGTGCAGTCTATATTCCAGTGGAATGAAATGCCAAATACTTTTAAGGCTCAATGGGTTGACTACATTGAAGATGAGTTTGATAAAAGGGAGCAAGGTTATTGGTTTTTAAACAACAACAAGCCAACATATATAACTGGATCTCAGTATATGTACCTGCAGTGGACAAAAATAGATGTTGGATATCCAGACTTTAGGGAGGCTAATAGAGTGTTTTACGTATTCTGGGAGGCATGTAAGGCGGATCCTAGGTCTTTTGGAATGATATACCTAAAAATTAGACGTTCAGGTTTTTCGTTTATGGCTTCCGAGGAGTGTGCAAACATAGGCACGATATCTAAAAATTCTCGAATAGGAATACTATCAAAGTCAGGCTCAGATGCTAAAAAAATGTTTACCGATAAGGTTGTTCCTATTGTAAAAAATTATCCTTTCTTTTTTAAGCCTGTTCAGGATGGTATGGACAAGCCTAAGACTGAGTTAGCTTTTAGAATCCCTGCGTCTAAGATTACAAAGAAGAACATGTACCTTATAGACCAGGACGAAATGGAAGGCCTTGACACCACGATTGACTGGAAGAACACCGATGATAACTCCTATGATGGTGAAAAACTGCTCTTACTTGCCCATGATGAAAGCGGTAAATGGCTAAAACCTAATAATATACAAAACAACTACCGCGTAACTAAAACATGTCTACGTCTTGGTAGGAGAATTATTGGTAAGTGTATGATGGGTTCTACTTCCAACGCGCTTAGTAAGGGTGGTGAAGAGTTTAAAAAACTATATTACGACTCTAATCCTAAAGAAAGAAGTGCAAACGGACAAACAAAGTCAGGTCTTTACTCGTTGTTTATTCCTATGGAATGGAACTTTGAGGGCTATATAGACGACTACGGAATGCCTATGGATGATGTTGTGGAGTACTGGAACAATGAGGTTGACAGCTTAAAGAATGATCCAGACGCGTTAAATGAATTTTACAGGCAGTTTCCTAGAACGGAATCACATGCGTTTAGGGATGAGAGTAAGCAGTCGTTGTTTAACCTTACTAAGATATATCAGCAAATAGACTACAACGATTCTTTGATTGAGGGACAACATGTAACAAAGGGTTCATTCTCTTGGAAAAATGGAATAAAAGACACAGAGGTGGTGTGGACACCTAACAATAGGGGTAGGTTTTTATTGGGTTGGATTCCTAAAAGAGATTTACAAAACAGGAAGCGAAAGAACCATACTGGCCAATGGTTTCCTGCCAACGAGCACATGGGTGCGTTTGGCTGTGATAGCTATGACATATCAGGTACTGTAGGTGGTGGTGCTTCTAATGGAGCGCTACATGGTAGGACTAAGTTTCACATGGATGACGGCCCAAGTAATCAGTTTTTTTTAGAATATATTGCAAGGCCACAGACAGCAGAAATATTTTTTGAGGAGGTGTTAATGGCGTGTATTTTTTATGGAATGCCTATCTTAGTGGAAAATAACAAGCCAAGACTTTTGTATCACTTTAAGAATAGGGGGTATAGGGGGTACAGTATCAACAGGCCCGATAAACTTAAAAACAAACTATCTAAAACAGAGAAAGAACTTGGGGGTATACCTAATTCAAGTGAGGCTGTAAAGCAAGCTCACGCGGCTGCTATTGAGTCTGATATCGAAAACTACATAGGTTTAATAAGTCCAGACGAAATGTGTTACATGCCTTTCAGTAGAACTTTAGAAGACTGGGCAAAGTTTGATATCAGTAATAGGACTAAGCATGACGCGTCTATTAGTTCAGGTCTTGCTATAATGGCTTGCCAGAAACACCTTTATCAGCCTGTTAAAAAACAATCAAATATTATTGTTAACTTTGCTAGATATAGCAACAAGGGAAATCGTAGTGAAATAATTAAATAAATGAAAGAAGTAAAAGTAAATATCTCGGCTAGCAGTTTTCCAAGTCAATTTGTTTCTGATGCAGAAAAATCAACAGATGAATTTGGTTTAAAGGTTGGTCAAGCTATTCAGTATGAGTGGTTTAAAAAGGATGGAAATG